CGTAAGGAACTCCGTGACTTCGCCCTTGAGGGGGTTGATCTCGTTGTTCTCCGTGTACGGCTTGTACTCGGACTGGAGGATCTCCTTCGCGGCCCACTGGAACGTGGGGTCCAGGATGACCAGAGCCGGGCTCATGACGATGGGCCGACCGCGATCGTCGAGGATCTGGTTGTAGTGATCCAGCCCCGCCTGATACGACGTGAAGGAGAAGTCGGCGTCCGTGGACGGCCTGTTGCCCATCGTCGCACCACCGTCGAGCCGGGTGTGCGCGGTGTTGCACAGGGAGAGGCCGTCCAGGCCGACGAACGAGGCGCTGAACGCGTTGTTGAAGACGCTCCACGCATCCGTCTCGACCTTGTACGAGCACGCGCGGCCCAGTTCGGCGGCCATGTTGCTCATGATGTCGTACAGATCATCATCGTACATCTCCCGGGTGATACGGAACCCGAGGCCGTACGATGCGTGCGTGTAGCGAAGTGCCGATCCGATGAGTGGATCGTCGAACGCCGTTGCCGTGCCTTCCGGCTTCGGCACCATCGTTCCGAGCCCCGCGACCTTGAGTTCCTCTTCGTACGCTCTCACCGAGGTATCGGTGTTGAACACGCCCTGCCACTGGTTCGGCTGAGCGTCGATCTCGTTGAAGAGCACATCGAAGAGACCAGGTGCAAGGAGCGCGGAGAACTGACCTGAAGAGACTGCCATGTTCTATGCTCCTTACGTGCCCACGCGTGTCTGGCAAACAGCTGCGCAGAACGACGCGTAAACGTGGGGACGGATGTCGGTCAGGGCGTATGGCGTTGGGACCGTCTCATCCCAGCTCCCCCAGATGATCATGCGATCGGCAGTCGTGTCGGCGATGTCGACGTACCACAGTCCGCCTGCGGCCGCTTTGGCGACACCGTACGCTTTGCCGATAGCAGCTGTCGTGAGGACACCAGTTCCCTCGGAAGCACTGGTGTCAGCGTACGCGCGGAAGACGACGTCGGGATGGGCGATCTCCACGAGACCGGAGGCCGCGAAATCCACAGCGTTGTTTGTCCCGGGTGCCGTTGCTACGCCTGCGATGAGAGCGGGGTCAGCGCCGCATTCCGTGAGACGACCGCTGGTGTCGAGAAACAGCAGCGCCCCGCGAACATGCGTGTTGAGAGCCTTCTCACCCCAGGAGTAGCGCGGAATCGGCACCGCGTTGACAGTCTTCACGGCGCGCATCGGGAACTTGCTCTGCGTTGCCATGAATTGCTCCTACTCCTCCCGGAAGACGAGCTGCTTGGGGACGTTTTTCAATCCCGCCTGCTTCGCTGCGTTTCGGGCGTTTTCGTTTGCCTGCTGGACCATAGTGTCCAGAGACACGTTCTGGCGGTCTCTCGCCGCTCTCAGTTCTTCGCCGACTGTCTCCTCGTACGCTTCCTTTCGAATTCGCATGAGGACAAGATCACCGCGCATGCGGGATCCGGCAGACACAGGGTTTTCCGTACTCTGCCCTGCGACGGGGAGGGGGGTGAGGGACATCTTCGGATCCTCCCCTATGACGGGCTCGAACCCGTCCAGCTGCATGGACATCACGTTGATGTCCTTCGTGTTGGCCCACCGATAGTAGTACTCGGGGTCCATGTCCGACACGAACAGGCGATCGATCCTACCGTTTGGCAAGCGACCGGTCATAAACGCTCCTTGGCGCGCTCTGTGTTGCCGTCGACGGAGCGTCGATGTCCGCCTGTGTTTGTCCCATCTGTTCGAGACGGGAAAGGTACTGCGTAACGTCCTGCCCGGTGGCGCGGCAGAACTTGATGATCTTCTCGTTCGGTTTGAGCTTCGTCGTTGCGGCCGCGGGAGGAGGAGCAGAGGTCCTGGATCCCGGTGTCGGCGGCAGCGCGGGTGGCACAGGCTTCGCCTGTGGCGCGGTGCGCGTATGAGCAGCTACTGGAACCGTCTTAGCAGCGGGCGGCGTCTCAGGCGGTACTTCCCCTTCCGCTGCCGGAGCTCCGGGTTCCATCAGACGCGCCGCGAACTCCGGGTCGCTGGACTTGACGTTGATGTAGATCTGCCTGTGCAGGCCCTTCTGCGTCAACTGGTGCGGAGGAATGTTCCGTTTGATCTCTTCGATCTTCTCCGCGTACTTGTCGTAGTCCGTCACGGTCGCTTTGAACGCGTCCATGTCGTCCTGGATCATCCGCAGGACGACGCCCGTGTTCAGAGGGTCCATCCGTGCGTTGTTCGCCGCGGCCAGGCGGGCCTCGGGAGTATTCTGTGGCGGTGGAGCTTGAGCAGGAGGAGTAGCTTGCTGAGCAGGTGGCCTCTCTGCAGGAGGCTTTCCGCCTCGGCTCGCCGTCTCAAGTGTTTCCGCATAGTTTGCTACATCCTCCGCACTGAAGCCCGCGAAGCGGCCGGTTGTGTACAAGCCGGTCCGTGGGTCAATAACTGGCGTTTCGCCTGCCATTCTCTGGCTCCTTTGCCTTTGCGGCGAAGTCTCTCACTTCGCCCAGTTTACGTGACAGGAACTGTGCTTCGCCCTGCCGACGAAGCATCGCTTCCGGACTCTCCTCCCGGACCAACCGCACCTGACTGTTGAGGAGTTCCGCCTCCAGGAACCGCTCCAGCGCCACCTGCGCCGATTCCGGGAGGGCCGCCCATTCCTGGTTGTCCACCTGGTCCTCCCATCATGCCCTGCGGGCCTCCGCCCATACCGGGCTGCATACCGCCTCCGCCCATCATGCCCATCGCATTCCCGATATTCTGCATCGCGGTCATGATCGTGGGCACGACTTCGTCCAGGTTCTCGATATCGAATCGCTCGACGAACTTTTTGATGATGATCCCGGCGGCATTCATGATCTGTACGATGACCATCTTCTGCTGCGGCGGGAACATCGGGTTAAATAGGATCGCAGCGGCCTGGTTCACGCGGCCGTAGTAATCGTTGAGGACCTGGATCAGGACCTGCAGCTGCTGAATCTCGAGGTCCCGGTTCACGGACTCGGACGAGAGCTTCAAGGACAGGCCGAGCGTCACCCGGGGGTCACCAGGAGGGAACTGGATATATCGACCTGGAGCCCATTCATAGCCTTGGGGCCGGAACTGCTGTTCCTGTTGCACCGTCAGGTACAGGAGCTCTTCGATCGCTTTACGCATGTCATCGATGGACACCCAGAAACGGATGTTACCTTCGGTGATCAGCGCTGTGGTACCGGTGGCCGTTGCTCTGGACCCTACCGTCGCCGACTCCATACCGAGGTTGTACACGCTAACCCCAGTACGCTTCTCCATGAGGAAGGCGGCTCGCTCTTCGACGTTAGCCAGGTTACCGCTTGGCTCGGAGAGGTGGTAGATGGCAAAGTCCTTCCCAGGATTCTCAACTTTGACGTGCTTACCGGGGTAGATTTCCTCGTTGCGGCCAATGTTCGTGTCCGGAGTAGTGACAATAATGCCAGCGTTGGCGGCGGTCGCAGCATCGATCACCTGATTGTGGGCGGTGGACGCTTCCTTCTGGAAGGGAAGGGACATCTCAGCAACGCCAAGGGAGTACATCTGATGGCTCTGGACCAGGTAGGGAATCTTGACGAAGTGCCGGGCCCGCCCAAAGAAGGGGTTGTAAATCTTCCGGATCAACTTACGGGCGGTGTGACTGTACAGGAGGATCAGTTCCTGAAACAGCGGCGGCTGCTCTTTGTCATCGCTGCCTTCGGCGGGTGCTGTCGCGTCCGTTGCAGTGGGCGCTGTACCCGGTGGGATCTCGAACAGGCCGTGCACTTCGAACAGGTCGTAGATGTCCTGCGTCTCCTCGATGATTCGCTCAGACTCGTTCGTCACTTTATGTCGTTCGTCGTCTCGCTTCTTTCCGGTGTGCTTGACGGCGTCGACGTCTTGAAAGGTTCCGTCGAGCTCTCCCCGTTTGAGTTCGGACCAGGAGAACCTGAGGCGGTGTGCGAACCACGGTAACTGCGACCAATTATCGAAACCACGAGGAGTAATAACATCAGCACCAGGAGCGACGTGCCATTTGACTCCGGTGTACCCGGGAACAGGAACCTCGACAACGTTTCCACCATCGTCGTACCCGTGGTAGGTTTCGGACTCCTCAACCCAGATCGGCTTGACGAACCCGTCGCCGTTCAGTGACACGTCGAAGAAGACCGACCGGAGTTTATCGGAGGCCCCGCTGTTCTCGAGGAAGTGCTTGACCCAGTCGCGGATGTCCTTATCGCCCAGGGGCTTACCGTTGGACATCTGGAACGGAGTCAAGCCACTCAAGTGGGCCTCAACCGGGTCCTTCGCCCCGAGAATACTGCGCTGGAGGCGGGCGGCGACCGCATCGACGGAGATGGCGACGTATGGGACAACTACGTTCGAGGCCCCCGGCCACGGGAAGTTCTTCGTCTCGACTTCCGGCTGCGCCTTATACGCTCGAAGAAGGTCCGCGAGGAAGACTTCTCTGGGGCGATGAGCCTCCAGCGCGCTGCCGATCTCCTTGTGGAGATACGTCAGGATCGCGGCTTCCTGGCTACTTTCGAGCTCGACCGGAATAGCTTGTATCGCCATGGGGGTTCAGTTTGCACCTGCCCTGATATGCCACTGTGCCGACGAGAGCCGGCCCCGCTATTTTCCGAGCGGGAACTTGCCCTTCTTCGTCCCCACTGGGACGATCCCCCTTGCGCTTGACGAGTTTGGCCGCCGGTTCTCGCCGCTGTTGATCGGCTGTGACTTGTGCGACGGAATCATCCCGTCGAACTTGCTTCCCCCGGGAGCGTGGGTACTTCCGCTGTACGTCGAGTAGTTTTTCGGACTGCCCTTCATCTTTTTGCTCCTTCTTGGCTTTAGCCTTGGCCATTTCAGCCCTCGTCTATTCGGGGTCCGTTCCGGACGCCCTAGTAACCGGTTAACGGTGAACGACCGAGTTGACGTGATTTATCCGCCGATGCTGCGAGGCGTAGGTCTCGATCCGAAAGGGCTGGGAGCTTCGATAGCAGCGGGATGCAAGCTGCCAGAGCGTCGACCAAGTCCTTCGTTGGGAACAGAGGGAACCCTTTCATCTCCTCTACGAGGTCTCGCTGACCCCGCCGGATGTAGAGCAGCTTGGATTCGTGGTACGGGATCAGAGAGCGGATCCGATAATCCTTGTCCCCGATGGGCCGCTCTTCGAGGACGGGGAACTGGTATCCCTGTTCACGCATCTCTCGATATAGAGGAAACTTGAGGACCTTTTGGAAAGCAACGTCTTCAATTGCCGCGCGCTCAACGACGTAGCGACGATGTAGACCGATATATTGTGCGAAAAGGAGCGTTGGCTCTTGACGCTGAGCTCTCGCTTCGACAACAAAGATGCGGCCCTTCGGGTCTTTGAAGGCGACGACAATTGCGTTCCTCGCATTCTTCTTCTTATCGGGACCGCTTAGGGCGGGATCCCAGAACATGACCCGGCGGCACACTTCGAAGGGAATGATCTCCATCGACTCGCCGTAGGAGATCGAGATGTCCCCGTCCGCGTTGAATTCGAAGTATTGGATGTCTGATTCCCGAAACTCGGCCATGGAGGGGTCGCGGGGGTTGTTCAAGTACAGCATCGAGTACATGAACGCGCCCTGTTTCGCGCGGACCCGTTTGCAGGATTCCATGGGAAAGAAGGACGGAAAGAACAGATATTCTTCCTCAGGATCCGGGGCGTATTGATTAGGATCCATGTCCCACGTAGGTCGTCTATCGTGGTCCTTCGCGTCCTTTAGATCGCCTTCGAGCTGTTCACGGTTCCACTGCAGAGGGCGTACTAGGAAATCGTACGTGTCCCCCTCGTTAGCTTGTATATCGTTGTACACGTCGTCCACACCCCAACGAGTCCCGATAAGGAGGTGAAACGCGGTCCGCTCTTCCACGAATAGAGCCTCGGACGCTTTATACCAATCCTTAACTTTACGCCGTACGGTGGGGCTTTGGAAGGACTCCAGGTCTTCAAGGTCGTCGCCTATCTGGACGGTGTAATGCCGCGAAACAAGGTGAGTATCCACCCCCGCCGCTTCCATCGTGTCCTCCCCGTACACCCCGTTGCGGGGGAAGAGGAGATTAGAGTCAGTCCAAACCGTTCGAGAGAAATCCGGTATAATCTCAGGGAAGAGCCACCGGAGGATCTGGTTCCGCTCGATCTGGATGCGGATCGCTTTGATCTGCTTTTTCGCGTTCTCGCTGGAAAAGCTGGCGAGAAGGATACGATGCTCAGGGCCTGGAAGGCCACAGAAGTCGTCCTGGATGAGGATCCATATGGGGAGGGATTTCGATCCGACCGTGGATTTGAACGTGTCCCGCGGGATCAGGACTACCTTGCGCTTCTTCTCGGTGTTCTGGATGAAATTGCACAGCTCGAGGTGGGGATTGCGTTGGATCTTATCGTAGCCGAGAACGGCAGTTGACAGGAAGAAGAGTGATTCCTGAGCCCGCTGCCGCGTTTGCGCCCGGAGTTCGTCGGCCTGACTGCTGGGAGGCAGGTTTACACCAAGAGCGTCCTCGATTGCGCGTTTGCCTTTATCGAGGATGATGTCCATTTAGGGGATCCGAACAGAGATCATTTACGAGGCCCCCTCGGACTTCCCGCTACCAACCGTGACGACACCGTGGGATTCCTGCATCCGTCGGAAGATTTCGGCCACTGCACCTTCGGTGAGGACGATTTGAGAGGTGCCGGCAATCTTTTTCTGCGCTGCGTACCCGCCCCGATCTAGCCAATCCTGCGCGATTGAGGCTTGGAGTTTCTCGTCATCCGTGGATTCTGCGATCTCGAGCAGTCGGGAAGCCATCTCCCCGCTGAATTCCTGGATCATATCGTCCACGTTCGCGTGCATCGTGCGCTCGTACGGGGTCCACTCCGCCTTTTTCTGTGTGAAGACCCAGTTCTCGTACGACTGGTACTTGGGTTGCTTGATCCAAACGCGCACGGATGCGGGGGATCGGCCTACCCGTTGAGCTAGCTGTGGAACGCTGATCTCAGGGATCTCCGCCCGAAGCTCCGCCATGATCTTCCATTCCATTCGGACGGGATCGGGGTAGCACGGGATCGGCGGGCGTAATGGTTGTGTCATGGAACCTGTGCTCTTGTTATCGTCCATTATATAGCGGATCCCGCGGCAAAGCAACGGGCATGAGGGTTGACGAACGTCAATGAATGTCACATGAAAAAATGGGTACTAATTTGGGAGATGGCTACCTAAAGGTATGAGTTGTGTGTCCGAGGGTCGGGGGGTGTTGTATAGTTGAGAAGTTTAAGGAAGTGAGGATGTATAGATAATTTGAGTGGAGGTGTTAGATGAGTGAATGGGTTAAGAAGAATGTTGAGTTGGAGATTAAGTTGGGAAGGGATAGAAAGACTTGGTTGGTGAAGATTGTTGATAAGAATGGAGGTTTGAGGAGATATTTGTTGAGTGAGGTGAAAGAGCATTGGGGAGAGAAAGAGGAAGAGAAGAAAGAAGAGATTAAGTTGGATTGGTAGTTAGATAAAGAATATAGCTATATGAAAATATAGCTATATTTTTTTGGTTGTGAGAGTAGTACAGTGATTGAGAAAACCCTTCCCTACTACATGAAAGAGATTGGTGGTTGGGGGTTGTGGAGAGGTTTGGGTGGAGTGTGTAGTATGAGTGGTTATGAGATCTTTCGAGTGATCTTGTTGATAGTAGCATTTGCTTGGGTGATTTGGAACAGTCAGGAGGCGAAATGAGTGAAGCAGTGAGAAGGCTCATCGACCAGATGAAAGAGTACATGATCAGAAACGATCATTACTCAGCTCCGATCGCAGCGTCTCTTCATCTCATCATGAAGACGTTGGCTGATGAGGCAACGGAGCGAGCGTACGCAGAGATCGAGAAGAGGGAGGACAAGTACCAGATGAGTGCGT